ATTTTTGTAAAGAAACTTCTTAGCTGGATTATCGTTCGTCCTTATGCTAAGTTATTAGTTTTGGAGCGCTTTATGACTGAAACAAATTCGCGTAAGCTTTCAGGCTTATCACATAAAATTACTAATGTTGCTTACGGTTCTCAGTTCAACGATAAAAAGAAGTTCAGTGTAATCTTCAATCGCCTAAAATTAATTTTTAATCATGATGTAAATTCGGAGTTTACTAATGAAGAATCAGATACCGGACGAGGAGTTCGAAAATCTAAGATTCAGGATGCTTCAAGAGGCTTATCAGAGCTCAATGAAGCAAAAGGAAAAGTCAAAGACTTATATAAACATAGCTTTGGTTATCGTGTTCCTTATCCCGACAATGTACTACGCACCTATATTGATCGGAATTTACCGGGTTCATTGCGCGCAGAGCCTCGCAGTGTACAATCAGACAGTGTTAGGGATTCAGACACCAATGCGAAACGCAGGTATTCGAGAGAATGCAAAACTATTCCTAGAGATCTTGCACGACTATGGTCCGTTAGTGGGCAAGCCAGCGCAAAACATCTGGGATTCCATTCAGAACAGCTGGAAAAGACCAAGATAACGAAGATTTCAAAGTCTCTTGATATCTCAGTTAAAAACACTTCTGCTGGATTTCCTGATTTAGGGAAAAGAAAGAATGAGAAGGGCGTTATTAAAGATGTAAAGAGATGGGTTTATGATCTTTTCTATAAGCCAGATCTTTTTAAGTTCTTTAAGAATAATACTTTGAAATTTCATGGGGATTTTGATGAAAATGATACAATAACTCTTATGAAATTACCGCTTTATATCGCTCATAGATTTCAAATTGCTGTTAATTCGGATGCAAGTGAAGCAGAATACAAAATTAGACAAGTCTGGGTCGTACCGTTCAGAATTGTTGCCCTTGAAGTAATGTTCTTTAATTCATTAATTGAAAGAGTTCGGAAGAGAATGATGTCTTCTTCTGATCCGACTTTCCCTGTTGGTCTCAAGAATTATGAAATTGGTAATCGTTGTATTACCAACATGTTTAAGAAAATCAACAGATCTAAGGGCTTCAAGGTGTATTCTGGTGATTATTCAAAGTTTGATTCTACGGTTCCAAACTTTGCCTTTGACCTTTTCTTTTCAATATGTG